TGCTGGCTGTTAAAAAACAACATCCAGAACTAGACATCCGCCTTGTCTTCCAGGCACCCTATAACACCATCACCAAGGAGTCCAAGACTACCTACTCCATGTGGGCAGAAAAGAATGGATTCCCTTGGTGTCCTTATCACGACATTCCACTTGACTGGTTTGAATGAAAATCTCCAAAGTACTTGCTGGTAAAACATTCATCAGCAAGAAAAAGAAAAGCCGTCGTCCTCCCAAGGGCGTCAAACCCTACCGAGGTCAAGGCCGCAAATGATTCCATTGTCTCTTTATACTAAAGATCGTTTAAAGCAGTCTTTTGGAGACACTCTTGCTGAATGTTCCGAAGACTATGATCCTCAAGAAGTAGCTGATGCTTTTGTTGAGGAACTAGATAGTTGGATCGACTACCACCACAATTGTGCTGACACCTATGAGCTTATCCGAGAATCTCTCAGAAAGCGAGTTCGTAAGGCATGAGCCCTGCCCTTCCTGTGGAAGTAGTGATGCCCTTGGTCGTTATTCTGACGGTCATGGGCACTGCTTTTCTTGCGGTCACTATGAGCATGGTGATGGCGAAACTGTTCCTTTTCACAAGCCGCAATTCCGAATGGACTTCTCCGGGGACATTGTTCCTTTACGCTCCAGGGGTATTCTTGAAGAAACCTGCAAAAAGTTCAACGTCAGATATGACGCTGAATCACAGAGCCTAAGGTTTCCCTACTACAACGCAGCTGGACAGCTCATTGCTTTCAAGGCCCGCAACACTGACAAGGAGTTTCGTTGGTCTGGAAAGAACGATGACCACCAGTTGTTTGGACAGCAGCTCTTCGGAGGTGCCAAGGGCAATAACAAAACCATTGTTATTACCGAGGGTGAGATTGATGCTTTGAGCGTCTGGCAAGCCCGTCCTAACTGGCCAGTAGTAAGTCTTGACAATGGAGCCAATGCTGCTAAGAAATCTCTCCAGCACCAGTACAAGTTTATTGATCGCTTCGATGAGATCGTCCTTCTGTTCGACTCTGACGAAGCAGGCCAGAAAGCATCTCAGGAGTGCGCTCAACTCTTCAGACACGATAAGGTCTTCATCGCATCTCTTTCTTCTTACAAGGATGCCAACGAAGCAATCGTCGCTAAAGATCCTGAAGCTATCCGCCAAGCTTTTTGGCAAAAGAAACCGTACTCACCAAAGACAGTCATCGACGGGCGTGATCTCTTTGATCTCGCAATCAAGCCGCTTCATGGCCGCGATTCTGATTGGCCTTTTTCTTGCCTTGATAGCATCACCAGCGGGCTCCGTCTTGGTGAACTTGTTACGGTAACTGCCGGTTCCGGCGTGGGGAAAAGTACTTTTTGTGGAGAAGTTGCTCAATCGTTGGTTGACCAATCTCAAAAGGTTGGCTACATTGCGCTTGAGGAGAGCCTCCAAAGGACTGCTCTTCGTTTGATGTCCGTCAAGGCCAACAAACCCCTTCACCTCAACAATGAACTTCCAGAGACTGACCTTAAAACAGCGTTTGATTCGTCGCTTGGCACTGGACAGGTATTTCTTCGTGATGGGTTCGGGTCAGTCGATCCTGAAGCCATACTTAGTGATTGCCGGTTCATGGCACAGGCAAAGGAAGTCAAATGGATCATCCTTGATCACCTCTCCATTCTCATGTCTGGGAATGAGTCGCATGACGAGAGGAAACTCATTGATGTCACGATGACAAAGCTTCGTTCCTTTGTTGAAGAAACAGGCGTTGGCATGATTCTTATCAGCCACCTCAAACGTCCCCAAGGAGACAAAGGTCATGAGGATGGACAACAGGTAAGCCTCGGACAACTCCGTGGTAGCCACAGCATTGTTCAACTCAGTGACATGGTGATTGCTCTAGAACGAAACCTTTCGTCTGGACAAAACAACGCTGCTATTCGAGTGTTGAAGAACCGCTTCAATGGTCAAACAGGTAAGGCTGGGACCATCTGCTACAACTCCGAAACCGGTCGCATGATCGAAGATCTTACTTCTGATTTTAATGATGACTCATCCTCCAAATCTTCCTCAGAATATGGAGATTTCTAGCCATGCTGTTTGTACCTGCGGCTCTAGTTCCTACTTCTATTCTGAAATGGAACCGCCTGGCTACTTCTGCATTGAGTGTGGTAAACCGGATCCAATTACCCAACGTTCGTTGGAAATCGAAGAACCTGGGTATTGGGGTCTATGACTAGGTTAGTCTTCGACATTGAGACGAATGGCTTACCAAGACAAGGTTTAAGCTGTATCCACTGCATCGTCACCAAAAACATTGATACCGGAGAAGTGCTTCGGTATAACGACAGCGGTACTCACGAGTCTGTGACTACTGGTGTCAACATGCTTGCTGAGGCAAAGCTTCTCATCGGGCACAACATCGTCGGCTTTGATGTACCAGTCATCCAAAGCATTTATCCGTTCTTTGAACCAGAAGCACGGCTCTACGACACGTTGATTCTTAGCCGGATGTTCTTTCCTGACATCCTTGGTACTGATTACCGAAAGACTCCCATTGGAATGCCAATGAAGCTTTACGGTCGCCACAGCCTTGAGGCATGGGGTTACCGGATCGGTGATTACAAGGGCGAGTTTGGTAAAACTACCGACTGGTCTGATTGGTCCCAAGAGATGGAGGACTACTGCGAGCAGGACGTTCACGTTTGTGAATCCCTGTTCAAAGATATGTTCGTCAACAAAAAGAATAAAGAAGGCAAGAACCGTCTTGTTCTTTTTAATGATGCCATCAAACTGGAACATGACTTAGCCCACATCATGGCTAAGCAGGAGACCTCTGGATGGCCCTTTAACGTTGACAAAGCTCAGAAGCTTGAATCCGCTCTCAGAACAGAGATGGACAAGCTTGCCGATCACATGAGGGAAACCTTCCCCTATGTTAACGGCGGCATTATGACCCCAAAGCGAAACAACAAAACAAAGGGTTACTTTGAGGGCGCTTCCTTTACCAAGCTTAAGGAGTTCAATCCCACAAGCCGCCAACACATTGCCTTTGCGTTTGCTACTTGGAGAGATTGGAAGCCTGAGCAATTTACAGATACCGGAGCACCGAAGATTGACGAAGGAGTCCTCCAATCAATTGATACCGAAGAGGCAACAACTTTTGCTCGCATCCTTGAGCTTCAAAAAGCCCTCGGACAACTCAGTGACGGAGCCAACGCCTGGCTCAAAATGGTCACAAACCAAGGAAGGATCCACCATACTTGCCAGCTTGCAACCAACACCGGTCGCAACGCGCATTCCCGACCAAATCTTGGCCAGACGAGTTCAGACCCTCGTTGTCGTGAACTATTTGGTCCTGGTCGCAATATGCGTCAGGTTGCTGCCGATGCTTCCGGCTTGGAGTTGCGGATGCTTGGTCATTATCTCGCTGAGTTTGATGGTGGTGCGTTCGCTGACGTTGTAGTCAACGGAGACATTCACCAACAGAATGCAGATCGAGTTGGCTGTACTCGTAAAGAAGTAAAAACCCTGACCTATGCGTTTATCTACGGCGCATCTGATCGCAAGATCGGAACTTCCCTCGATAAGTCCCTCAATGAAACGGAAGCTAAAGCACTTGGCAAAGAGATTAGGGCTAAGTTCCTTAAGGCCATCCCCGGCCTTGATGGTCTTCTCAAGTCTGTTGATGAGTCTGCTCGCGCTGACGTTCTTGTTGGCTTGGATGGCCGACCAATCAAGCTACAAGGGAAAAAACATGCTGCCCTCAACTATCTCTTACAGAGTGCTGGGGCAATTGTGTGCAAACGTTGGAACGTAATTCTTTTTGAGTGGTTCCAAAGTCAGAAACTCCACTGGGACATTGACTACCAATGGCTCGGGTGGATCCATGACGAAATTCAACTCGCTGTTCAACCACACTTAATCAATGACACCAAGTTCGCGCTCGAATGGTCAATCGTCCAAGCGGGCGAATACTACGACCTCAAAGTCCCCCTCGCAGGGGAAGCAAAGGACGGAGAAACCTGGGCCGATTGTCATTGAACCAGAGCTCCGCATTGATGCTGACTTCTATGCTTACCGCACTTGTCAGGTCAATGAGATCGAACTTGATTGGGGTGATGATCTAATCACTATTGCTAGTAACTTTAAAGAAGTTATCAAAGCATTCACCCAAGAGATTGATCGCTTACAACGTCGCTTTGAAACCGACCGTGTGTTGCTGTTCTTTTCTGACAGCAAAAATTTCCGCAAGACTATTGACTCTGAATACAAGGGCAAACGCACCAAGCGGAAACCGGTAGGTTACAAACGGTTACTTGAGTGGTGTAAAGCCAACTACAAGACCATCCGTTATGAAAACCTCGAAGCAGACGACGCTTTGGGTCTGGAATGTCATCTCGATCCTAGCGATTTTATTCTTGTTTCTCCTGACAAGGACATGAAACAGATCAGCTGTCATCTCTTCAATGGGGATGAGCTGGTCTTTACAACACCTGAAGAAGCTGACTACTGGTTTTGGCGGCAGTGCCTTACGGGTGATCCAGTTGACGGCTACAAGGGCGTACCTGGAATTGGCGCAAAGGGTGCCGAAAAGATACTTGCCAAGGCAGAAGACCCATGGCAAGCTGTCGTTACCTCCTACGAAAAGGCAGGTCTTTCCCTTGATGACGCCATCCGTAATGCTCGTCTCGCCCGGATTCTCCGGCCTGGTGAGTACAACTCAACCACTAAGGAGCCAATCCTATGGACCCCTCCATCATCATCGGACTCGACATAGGTCTTATTGCATTAACGATCTATGTCATTGACCCGAATGTCTTCCACGCTTTCTACCTCGTTCTGTCCGGTATCCCAACCTGGATCCAGTTACGAATCCGTCAAACAATTCTTGGAGTCCGACTCCGAATCGACCGACTCGCCTTTCGACCAGGACTTCTGGGAAGAATACTTACGGAACTCCAACTCCTTTCAATTAGACGCAACCCTGCCTATCGTGACTTCTTCAACAACAAAATACAGTCCGACTCATTACAAGAGGGGGACGATTGAAGTCTGGGATTTTATCATTGATCAAGAGCTTGACTACCTGGCAGGGAACGTGGTAAAGTACGTTTGCCGTGCTGGTTTTAAAAACTATGAATCCGAAATGGATGATTGGTTAAAGGTCAAGGCTTACGTTGAACGTAAGATCAAACAACTCCAACAAACCCGCAACACCTAAATGGAACCGCTGCTCCAGCAAGCCATCAAATTTCGGTTGGCAATGGAACAACCGATCAACACCACAGACGAAGTAGTCCATGAGCTTCAACACGCTCTTATTAAAGAAGAGTGGAATGAGTTTGACGAAGCTTTTGATCTTGAGTTTAGCCCTATTGGCAGGCTTGAAGAAAACAAAGTCCATCAGCTCAAAGAGTTGGCTGATCTTGTTTTTGTTTGTTATCAATTTGCAGCTGCTCGTGGCTGGGACTTAGACACCGCAATGACGCGAGTGTTTGAATCGAACATGAGCAAACTTGTCAACGGTAAACCCCTTCGCCGTGACGATGGAAAAGTATTGAAGGGACCAAACTACCAACCTCCTGTTCTCGACGACCTCATCTGACAATGATCGCACAAAAGATTGCACGCACTGGCCGTGTTCAAAATTGGATTGACAACCCAGAGTCCCGCCTGCCGGTGTCCTGTACTGTCTTTGTTGTAGATGACAGCATGGAG